CAGCTTGTATCTCATTCAATGCTCCGTGCATAGCCATCTGATGTAGGCAGTGAACAGGTTTAACAAACCCGTCATCATCAGCGCTTGTTACTTTACTTTGTCCTAGTAACATTCCGGCATTATAAAAAGGTATATAATGCGTTATCTTAGAATTCTCTTGATAGAATAGGGCACTATTAACAGTCCCAAACTTACTATGAAAGAAATTCTTCCCAGCGGAAGGGGTTAGGCCTGCCTGTTCGAGCGTATCGATCCAGGTTTGATATTCATCATGTGAGCACTTAAACATGATATCATCGCCATTAACCATAACAACTAGCTGACACATGTCACGAACTAGTGGTTTAACCGCAATCCAGTATGTTATCAAATTAATGATACAAAGGATTGGGAAAGATAAAACGGAACCCATTAACTGACCATTCTGTTGTAGAACTGGTAGTAAACGGGAGTCACCCGAGTATTCTATATTATGTTCATATAATACTCTCCTTAGCAAATCGCATTGCTTTCCTGATAAACTATGAAAAGTTTGGAATTCCCTTAAAATTCTTTCAAAGACACATTTAGTTAGCTGTATCTTGATATTATCAGTAGCCGCGGCAAAATCACCGCTTGCGATCCAGTCTCCTTCTCGTTTATTAGCGTTTAGAAAGTCATTAACAAAGTTAACATCTAAAGGACGCCCGATTAGGGAAAAAGCTGGAAATTGCTTTAATGAACTATGCAGAAATTTCTGCATGCCCTTAGCCAATGTGTATGGTAACGCATTGCCGGCAGTAATGTTACGAACTTTCATAGGTTCGAGTACAGAGTAGACATGAGCCGAACACACCTCATTCTTTGCAGCGTTTAATAGCTGAGAATGGGCTTGTGTTTCGTATCCTCTACGCTCTGATACACCCTTATGAGGGTCGAAATCCATTTTAAGGAGTTCGTCATTACTAGTATCACCATCTAGGATATGATTACGCATGAGGTAGGCTTTCGCCCCTCCGTCTTTACGGCTATTTTCATAGCATGCATTTGTACTGTAATCATAGGTTTTTCCTACATCCCCATTATAGTGTTTAAACATATGTTTAATAACACTCTCAAGTTTCTCCTGAAATAACTCTTGAAATAATGGGTGACACTCCTCGCTACGTTTCTGCATAGCGGCTCGGTGCTTTTCGAGCGATTTCTGTATAAAGAAATCAGGGACAACCAGAGCACAGCGCTTAGCTTGTGCAATCGACCAAAAGAGGTGTTGATTAACTGGTTTCATTCCGGCTACGAGTCTATTAGATAGAAACCTACGTATAGAACCGGAGAAAAGAAGTGGGGGTCCGCCTTTCCAAAAGGTCGGAGCCTCAGGTAGAACTTTCTGCCTTAAACTTCTTGCGTGCATCCACGTGGTTGCATACTTAACTAGATCAATATATTCTTGATAAGTACCCACGTTCATAAGTGAACGCACAACAGAGACGATGGTTTTAACATCATGTATTTGATAAAACTTATCAACATGATCAGCCAAAATTTCGATCAATCCGGTCGAAACTTGCAGAGCACATGCAAACCATCTCTTCTCACACAGCGCACCGCTCACTTTGAGTCGG